CCTGTGTTAGCCACTTGAAACGTAAACTGTTTGGGTCGTTATTATATCCTTCTTCTCTTTCTATCTCACCAACTGGTAGAGCAATGGCGCCAAGCACACCCTCTTTGTTTACAATGTCTAGTAGATTGAAATGGTCACCATACTTGCACATATTTCTTATCCAAGTCCAAAGGTGAAAGTCAATGTCTAGTCTTTGATAAAACAACTCTTCTAACTCAGATACTATCTTATCATCGTCTGAAACTATTTCTACACTTTTTCCATTTTCAGAATAGGTTGTGCTATCGTCAGCATAAATGTCCAGCGCTCTTGTAATCTCTGGATAGTGGTCCATCTCTTCGTAGTCTCTTATTCTATCAAGACGCTCTGTGCCACCTACTAGTCCTTCGCCATACAAACTTTGTGAGGCTTTCTGAAAACTATCAAAGGCTCTTTTTTGTGCATTACTGCCTGGCCGCTCTGTTGGTACTTTATACTGTGCAGAGCCGCCTCTTAGAAGCCTTCTTAGTATGTCAAACCTATCTGCCATTATTCACTATCCTTGTTGTGAGAAAAATAATACTATACCTAATACTACAGGAATTAAACCTGCAATGCCACCCCAAATACTTGCCTTGACTTTGAGTGTGGCTATTTCTACTTGAATTTTTGTTAGTCTATCTTCTATTGATTTGAAATCTGTATCATGTGCATCTAACTTACTTATAACCATTTTTTGATACTGTTCCCAACCATTTAAATCAGCCATCTCATACTCTCTTTCTGACCATTGCCAACATCAAAAGTATACTCACCATCACTCTTGTTATTTTGGCTGCCGTAGACACCAAACTCAAATGGTGTATTATTAAAATTGAGACCCGATAACATTTCTCTTGTAACCTCTTCATCTTGAGAGTTAAATTTTAGAGTAGTATTTCTAACATACATACCCATTGATAAAGACATTACTAAATCATCATTATAGCTTGCAAGAGCTTCGGGCTTTCCATTATGAAAAACAAAAGTTTCTAATTCCGCTATAGTTCTTTTAGAATGTAGAGTAAAGTCGTGTGTGCGTAAGTCTTCTTCCATTCTTGCAATACATGCTGGTCTACTCTTCATGCTCATCGTAAAGCCAGGCACTGCATTTTTCGGCACATTGTAAATATCATAGTGTAATTGGTTAGCGTTACTTTCATGTATTTTTGTTAAATCTTTTACTGTCCAATACATATTCTTGTATTCCATCTCCAAGATTTTCATAACAACATGATGACCCATTGATGCATTTTCAACTATGATGTAAGCGTTGTTATATTGTACAGCGGTATTATGTATAAGGTGGGAATAAGCATCAGTGTTTACTTTTCCTTTATACTCAGCAACCTGCTCATAGTTTTCTATATCTATAACATGAAAAGCAGAGTAGTCTTTTCCATCTCCACGAGCAACGTCAGCAGAGATAAGATATTGTTTTGTGTAGTCGGGATATTTCCAAATCCATAGACCTTTATCTACCCAAGTCTTTTCTTCCGGCTCCCTCACAAAGGGTCTGTAACCATCGTCAGCGGGTTCTTCTTCTGTTGGGTGCTCCTCATACCATTGTAATGCCTTCACACTCACAACATTGTTACCAGACTGCAGAAAGTCACAATCATGCTCTTGTGCAAATGCTTGGTCACCTATTTTTCTTTTTTCTAACCTACCCCACTCAGCATCTCTGTCGGGGTGAAGATTCCAAGGTAGTCTTATTGGGTTGAATGAGATTGTAGCATTACCAACTTTTTCTGTAGTGCCTGCTTCTGCCTCAATGTATGTTTTGTGAAACCAGTTACCAATGCCGTTTGGTGAAGACAACACAATACAATCACCACCAGTAGATAGTGTAGGTTGAGCAGCAACCCAAATAGTATCCATACCTTTGATAAAAGCAGCCTCGTCAATAATCAATAAACTAAGTGCCTCTGAGCGTGCTGCATCTTTTGAGTTAGACCCTGTAGCGCCCGCCTTTATCTTACTACCATTCTCTAACTCAATACTTTGTCTGTTATCAACTAGAAAGTTACTCTTCAGAAAGTCTGGCACTTCTTCCAAGAAAACTCTTACCTTATCAACTAGGTTTGTTGCAGTGTCTCTCTTTGTGGCAAGGATAAAAATCTCTTTGTCTTTGAAGAAGTTGGCCATCCATGCGGCATAGGCTGCACACAAGGTACTAATACCTAACTGTCTAGCCTTTAGAATAACATTGTATGACTTGTCTAAAAACTCATTGAGTGTATCTTCTTGGAAGTCATACAACTCAAATGGCATCAAACCCTTCTTTGGGTGTCTAACCTTGCCATAAGTTTTGAAAAAGTATATAGGGTCTTTTCTACACTTTATGTATTCTTTTAGCTCTTCTTCTGTCATTCTATTTCACTATGAAAAAGTTCTTGGTGAGAAGTTTCTATTAATAACCGTTACACTTCTAATGTTTTCTAACTTAAATCTTTTGATGGTATCATTGTTTCTAACAGCTAATGTTACATCATAGCCCCAAAAATACTTATCATCTATTTCGTAAGGCTCCAAGTTTCTAACAACTATGTCACCTCTTTCTGTCCTACCAAATGGCTTTGGCTTCTTAAACTCTTTGTCTTCTTTCTTGTATCGAATACGAACTATCTTTCTATTGACCACACCTTCCTCAAGTAAGGTCTTGTTTCTTTGACTAATCGGCATCTTCTTCTGTATCCGTCTGTGTTGAAGTTAGACGTTGCATCTTGTTTATCTTATACTCTGGCTCCAACTCATGCTCCAACTCATTGCGAGACATTGTTGTGTTTATGAAGGCGACAACTTGATAGTCTAAAACACCAGAGCCAATCTCAGCTACCTTTACAGGTGTTAGCTTATCTATTTTAATGTTTTTAAGTGCAAAATGAAACTTCAGCTCATCAATTTTATCTTTTCTATTTTTCTCTGTCGTGAAAGGAATGGATAAGACTAGTTTGTATTTCTTTACGTCTTCACTTACTTCTTCATGTATTGCATCAGATAGTTTCATTTCGGTAGCCATAAAGGTTTCGGGGTAGTCGTTGTATAGGTCGTATTTAGCAGCAATTTTATCTACATCTTTTTCATCAGTAGCGCCTCTAAGAGAAGCAACAATCTTTTTGATTGAGCCTTGACCAGCACCAAGTGTAGCTAATCTAACACTAATCATAGACAACCACTTTTGCAGTTGTTTGTCAGAGGCTCCTTTATTAGAATCTGAAACATACTTCCTCATCAGATACTCAATACTATTGTCTTCATCCTCTCTTATGATTGCTGATAGCCTCATTACTTATCTGCCTCTACCGACTTCAACACTTCCTGTAAATCTGCTAGTATGTCAAACATTTCTGGCCCTTGGTCGTAATTACCACTCTTTTTTGTACGAGCGTGTCTTAGCTTTAAAGCAGATTGTATTTGTTTTATAGTTTTGTCAATACCTTTTGAGTATCCTTCGTAAGCCTGTTTAGCTTGTGGATTAGAAAGAGGAACTCTTTTTTGTTTGGGTGGAGGCTTTCTACCTGTTGGTGACTTATATCTTACTTCTGTTAGTTTCATTTTTCTTCCTCGTATGTGTTGTTATGGGGTGCCCGTAGACACCCCACATTATTATTTACTTAAGCTCTTCAGCAGCTTTCTTTATATCACCGAATGTTTCGGCAACTTTCTTTGAACCACCTGCAAGTAGCCCAGCAGTTAGGACTTGACCTAACATTGTTGCATCACCATTGAATAGCATTGCAACTAAATCTACTGGAACTTCTTTGGCAATAAGAAAAGAAACACCCCAAGAAATGGGAACCTTCAATCCTTTACCACCAACATACTTTGCATAATATTTCCAATTGAATAGAGTAGCTAACCCTCTCTCAATAACAACTGAAAGAGCGATAAGTAGTGCAAATACACTAGCTACGTTTTCCAATACGGGTCCAAACTCCATAAAAATTCTCCAAAATAATGATAATAATTTACATCAACCCTTTGTATAAATATTATCTTACAAATAGAAGCTACACTATACTGGTAAAGTTGGCACATTGATGTTTACAAGCGCACCTGTAACAGGTACATGAGTGTCCCACACGTACATAGTAAAATCAGAGGTTGCTGTATAGTTGTCATCGCTCGATTGATTAACGTGTTGTCTGGCGTAACCTGTGGCGCTAGAATCAACTTGATTTTTTACTGTACCATATACTTCAGGATCGCCTGTAACTGGCAAGTTGTTTAGTGTATTGACAAATTGGTCATTTTCACCATCACCGAATAAATAAACTCTATTCAAGCCAGCGTTTTCTCTACCAGTTATTGAGTTGTTAAGAATATACTTCATTGGATCTTTTATTACTTGTCTTATGTCGCCAGTAGAGGTTAAACAATCACTCAACACAGCCATAGATGCAACAATGCCTGACATAGAGGAAGACTTACCAAGTGTACCCCAACTCATTTTGAATTCGCTGCCGCTTAAACCCATTTGGGCGCCTGGACCCAATAAGATATTTTCTCCTATTGGATATTCTGTTACTGGATTATCTCCACTCAAAGCAACCTTATACACCTTTACTCTGTTTATTGTATCAGCAGTTGTGGCAGTGTTATCAATAACGCCACCATCATAAGTAACAACAACAGCATTCCACTCATCGTATGTTGTTACTCTATCTTGTGTGCGCCATCTTATCATACCAAGAGCATTAGCTTCGGGACTGTTATCCGTATTAGTTACCATTGGATCAGCACCTATACCTACAACATAACTTCTGTCGTTATGAAGTTGACCAACTGCAAGACCCCCACTAGCAGCATTGCCATTGCTTTCAGCTATGTTGGTAGCTCCAAGAAAAGTTCCACGCTCATTTGAGCCCCAATAAACATGAGCAAATGTCCAAGGAGATGCAGTTGAGCCATAGTTTTTAGCAAGAGGGTTCTGGAAGTTAGTATTATCTCTGGCATTATTGCCAGTTTCTATTATTCTAAATGTTGGGGTATCTAGCTGTCTTTGTATTCCAAAATTAAAATCAGTTTGATAGCTTGGGCCAGGAATACCACTAAGGCTGGGTATAAGCACGGGTTTATATATTGGGTCTCCATCGCCTGAGCCTGCAACTAACCTCGTAGACGCTGAGGTGGAATATCCCGAATCACTATCAGTTTCGGGAAATGTTGTGGCAATGGTATTATAAATGTGTGGACGACTACTACTACTATAAGTGTCATAATCACCATCACCCATGAGATAGATACGATTGCCTTTTCCATCTATAATGCCCTTTGAAATTCTAAACGCTTCGGGATCTATAATAATTTTTCTAATGTCTTCTTCGGTAGTAATAACATCTTCATAAGTCACATGACTGGCTATCTGCATTTTAACCGCATTATGATCGGTAATAGCTCTTCCAATACAAAGTACGGGATTCGCGCTAGCATAGCCAGGCGAACGTGTCGCGCCTCGGAAATCTATTGTGTCATCTGGAGCAAGGTCAATAAAAAGTTTGCCTGGATTTACCAAATTAGTTGCATCAACATCAAAACCATCACCTTCAACCCTCTTATCATCGGCTACATGCTCAAACATTGGTAAATTGGTAGGGTCATAAAGGTCAATAGTATAAAACTTGAAACGACTAAACCAGCTATCCGAATCAGCCGGATTAGAGCCACCTGTTGTACCACCATCAAAAGTTACGACCAGTGCAAACCACTCTGACCAGTATTCGGTTGCATTAATATTCATAGCTCTATTAGCAGTGTATCCAGACGCTAACTTAAATGAATCAATAACTATTTTATCGGTTGTTCCCGCTCCGAAAGCAAGTGGCAAAGATGAATCTTGAAAATAATTATTACTAGTATAAAAACGATAAGAGTTATCAAAAAAGGTGGCGAAGTCATTGTCAGTAGTCCCACAAACCCAAGGATAGCCTGAGTCATAGTTTCCAAAACTGCTAGTTCTACCTATTCTAAAAACAAAAGCCTGTGTCCATGCTCGTCCATCACCATTTGTCAACCTTGTCCAAGGGAAATAATCCATCCACATATTTCTGAATTGAGTTTGATTGATGTAAGGCCAGTAAATAGTAGAGCTGCCTACTGAGGTTCTCATAGCATCTGTTTCACTATCAAGCTCAATGGCCATGTTAAACGGTGTGTTAGTTGTTCTAGCTGCTACATAAGCACTAACACTGACACTTGAGCAACCAAAAGGATTAGCAACTTTTAATAAAAAAGTGTATAGGTCGTCTTCATCTCCTCCACTATGAGCGGGAGCTATACCTGTTATTGATGAGTTGACATTAGAACCTTCATCTTGTTTTACCCAAGAAGGAAAGGCGACATCATCATCAGCGGATTCATATACATAAAAGGTAGGTGTGTTAGAGCCACTGGAAACTGGTGGTGTAAATCTAAATTGGAAACCCTCTGTTGCTGTAAAAGAACAAGTATCCATAATAGGCTTGTATGAAGAAAGGTCGGAGCCGCCTGGGGGCTCAAGAATGTTAGCACCTAAAATAACATTTAAACCTTCTATTGTTGAATTCCTGTCATCACCAATAGATTTCAATGCAGTTAGGTTTCTATTTGGGCTAAACTCCCTTGTATAAAAATATTCAAAAGGAATGTTTTTCATTGCATAGAAGACACCATCTGCAGTAGTTGTTATGGTTTCGTTTATTACATGCACACCAGTAAGGCTTTCACCAGCTGCTGATGCACTTAGCTCGCCTAGTGGCCTTACTCCGAGCCTTTTTGCCGATCTCGCAAAGATTACACTTCTATCATCTTTAGATCGTCTAACTAGATATTTTGGCGCCATATCTTTCTATTTCCTTATTTATTGTTTCTATCATTTGATTTAACTCATTAACTTCTTTCAAATCTTTATGAACACCTGCAATTATCAAGTCATCCCACATTCCAGAAAAATTGACTTTTTTATAATAATTGTTTAGGTCATCTTGTGCTGCTGTCAAAGAGGAATCGTACTGGAGTTTTATTTCCTCTAACATCTCTTTATAGGAGTTTTCCATAATGTTACCCCGCAACTATTGATAGTATTCTTGTTTTTGTTAAAACTGACTCTGTGTTTGGGTTTAGTTGTATCTTACCATAACCTCTTTTACTTACCTCATCACCAACATAAACAGGTATGATGGCTATTCTATCGTGTGAAGTACCGGCACCGTTTTCTAAGATAATGTCTGTAGGTTGTTGAGTAAATGTAAACGCTGTCGTGCCATCTTCGTTTAGAGCTGTCCAAAAAATACGCACAGCCATTGCAGTTTCATTAACAGTTGGAGTAACATCAAAACCTAGTCTAAAATTAATTGTATCTTTTACGCTCAACTCATCAAACTTTATCTGATTATTATTAACATCCCAAATACGAGTAACGCCAGCTGGGCGACAACTAGTATTAGATGAGCTAGATTGCCCATTGTTTGTTATGTCTGTCCACTCACCACCTAATAAAGTAAGAGGATTAGATGCTAGATTATTATCACTATAATATTCATAACCATGGCGACTGGATCCGCCACCACTAGATATAAAGTTAGAAAAATAATCTGTCAATACCGATAGAGTTGTTTTTTTAGTGGTAGAACTACCAACATCTACAACAGGAACAATGTCGGTTGAAGCTAAGTCACCAGAGGCTGAAATATTTGGCAACTCACTTATTTTTTTATTAGTAGACATTAAGACCTCTTTTTATTTATTCTTTTCTTCTTCTTTGGTAGGTCATTTATGAAGACAAGACCCTTAGAAGGTTTATCTTCTTTTACTATGGGGGTTTTCTTCTTTACAGTGGAGGCGGTTACAGTTACTGAAGGTTTGGGTTGTCTTACAACGGGAGCTGCTTCTACTTTTACTTCTTTATCAAAGGCAACTACTGATTCCCATGGCACAAAAAACTTATTATCAATAATAACTTCCATTTTTGCTTCATAATCACCAACTTCTAAGACATTTTTCATCTCTGGTATAGTAACAGAATATCCGTCATTCTCTTTTACCGCTGGCAAACAAACACTCAACCTAGTATTACCCAACAACATTCTTACTTGGGGCTTTGATGTTGATGGTGAGTTGCTATAACCTTCTATTTGTACATCAAAGTGAATAGTATTCTCTCTATCTAGTGAAAGTTTCATTGTGTCCATTTTATATTCTCAATCCTTACTTTTAAAGAAGAGGCCTCTATTATGTTAATAAAATTCGGAGTAACTATAACTTCTGGAGTGTCTTCTTGTATAATAAATTTCTTTTTTGGTGATGCGCTGTAGAATGATTCGCTGTTGATAGTGTTTACAACAACGCCCATCTCCCACATTTCACTATCATCTGGCTCAGTGGTATTTTTACCACCGCCCTCCTCTATAACAAAAGATTCTAATACTAAATAGCTTCCATCTTCTGTTAGTAGAAAGCTGCCATCCTCCATCTCAATACCATATCCATAAGGTGGCGGCTTTTTATTATCTGGACTATCACCTAGTGCTGCATTTGGTAATTCACTACCAACGGCCATAAAATTTCTTTCGTTATGCTGTTATGTCAAAAATACGACCTTCTCTTACTTGGTCTAAAATTTTGCTCATGCTCTGTTGAGTCTGTTTGATATCACTAACACCACCCAAGGGAACGTCTGTCCTCATTGTTGCACTAACCATACCTCCAGATTTCCATTCGGGACTAGTAATTGCTTTACCTTTTACGGGGTCAGCAAGATTACCGTTGGACAATCCATAAAGTTCTGTTGGAATAACAGAAGATACTGATGCTGGTGGCTTATTAACAATCATTATCGGCTCTCCAAGATACCACAAGGTCTTCAAAGCCTTTGATGACCCTATGAAAAGTTTCTTTTGGTATTAAGTATTCACTACCTTCAGCAAGCGGAATGGGCATTTCTTCATCCATCTGAATACACCATCCACCATCCTTGATAACTTCTATTAGTCTATCTTCTTTATCACGATGCCAGACTAACTCATCTTCAGAAACCTTATTGGAGAAAACTCTAACTATCTTATCTCCTATCTTTCTTTCATCATACGGTCTTACCACCAAGTGCCTCCACCAGACATTCCTAAACTTTTTGCATATCTAGGTAGCCTACATGCCCAGTAACCTGCTTTTGTCTTATCTTTTTTAGTTGGGCAGTTATGTCTATCACTAACTGCCTTACGAGCCTGTGGGTCTTTCAGTTTCACAGCTAACTTACCACCACCACCCTTAGCACCAAATGAAACCTTCTTTACCTTTTTAGTCTTAGGATTCATAACATAGACATAAAACTTTTTACTACCACCTCGCTTTGGTTTATTGAGTTGCACTTTTTTACCTTGATACTCTGCTTCATTCATCTCAACCATAACGGGACAATCCAAAGGCACTCTCTCACCATTATACTCACCAAACGTCCCTATGTCGGTTTCTAAGAGGTCTTTATCCACAAAGGATAAATCACTCATCTTTCCTTCGTGGTAAAGCCTTCGGGCCTCTCTGAAGGTTGCAAAGTAGCTCTCACTATACATTCTAAAAATACTTTCAGATAGTGGGACTTTCTTTTCTCTATGATAGTCAAGAGCCTCGTTTATTGTTTCTTCTTTTATAATGTCTGTTAGTTTCATTTTTTACCCTATGAGATATAAGCGTTCAACTCAAATTGATTTTTCATACCATAGACTTGGAAGACTAACATTTTATTTACTGGCTTTCCTCTTCTCATCAAACGAAGTTTGAAGTGATGTGTCTTACCAACGCCAGGCCGAGCACGACTATAACGACCACCCATTGTAATCTCTGACTCAATGTCCTCTTTACTTACTTCATAACCCTTTTTCATTGCCATCCTTATAGCCTCTTGAGCAGCAGAAGAAAATGATTTATGATAAATCTTATAGTTTTCGTTTAGTACTTTTGATAATTTCATTTTGTCTCTCTACTTTTGTAGTATTGCCTTTTTCTTAGGTCTACCCTTACTACCGTAATGTTTTCTTTTTCTTGCTACAGCATTCTTCTTATCTTTCTTAGACATACTTGCAGCAACAGACTTCTTACGACACTTTGGATA